TAATCTTTCCTGGAGAAAAGTTTGCTTGAATAAAACCTATGATCAGCTTTCCGAGCTGCTTACAAGACAGATCTAGCTGGTCGAACAGCGTCTGAAGAGTGGTAAGCCCGGCGCCTTGACGCAACATAGACAGGATTCCCGCCTTATCATCATCGGCACTTCCGAGAAGCTCTTCATTGACCCCAGATATTTCCATGATCTCTTGTCCGAGGCTTTCTTGTATGGCCAGCATGGACTGATCGATTCTTGGGGGTTCAATTACTTGAACATCGTCTAAGCTTTCTGTTTTTTTAACGACCAGGACACGGCCTTGACCAGTCATGAAGGCGTCTTTGATATCTACAAGTGCGCTTTCTTTAACCTTGAGGCCTGAGTTGATCTGTGATTCTAGAATATCTAGCGAGATTTTTTGTCGTCTGTTGAACAGGAACTGAGCATCCCTAAGACCTCTAACGACACCTTGAATTTTCCACCAGTAGTAGGGGATGTTAGGCTCAAAATATCCAAAGACACCGACAAAAGGATAGTCATCTATTCCCCAAGGATTGGGTCCGTGGTACATGAGCTTGCCATTAAGAAGGACAGCCAGCTTAACAGTTGGCTTGTATGTCTCAATAACAGCGAGATGAGGGTGCATTTCTAGGAACATGGCAAGATCGTCTTCTTCGCCACCCCATTCAATGGCTTCTCCTGTCTCTTCATCATGTAAGAAGTGGGCCTTTCGAGAGTCTTTATACCAGTACCAGTCTAGAGGTGTGGTATCCGTTTGATTGAAATTGAAGTTCTGCTGGATAAACGTAAATTTATCATCCCTAGACTTGGTGAACTGCATCTCATCGATCTCTTTGTCTTTGCCAGGGAAGATTGATTTTGCCTGTTGCTTGTTGACAAAGCGCCGTGTCCAGATATAGGCAGCATCAGATAGATCCATCTGCTTGAAGTTTGGATCAATCATGAAGCTGTTGAAATCGAGTACGTCTAGCTTAATATCGCCAGAAACCGGATCGTTTTGGTAGTCCACATAGGGACAGAGAAGAGAGAATCCTGTTGTGATAGCGCTTTCAAAGGCTGTGCTTATTTTATGATACCCTTCATTGGATGACATAACCCACTGCAGAACACCGGAGAGCTGGTCAACGGTTTCCTCATCGTTGCTCTCTTGAGGAACAACGGTCAGGCTTTTTCTGTTTCTTCTTTGGTGTCCGGTGATAACGTTTACAATTCTGCGGATACGATTAAAGGTAAGCTGTCGTTGGTTTATGTCCGCCGTCCCATATATCTCGGTTTGAAGCGTCTGATCTCCTGCTTTAAACCTTAGGTCTATATCTGCCTGTATCCAAAACTGCTGCTGCAGATAAATATCTTTTTGATATCGTTTGTTAATTTCACTTACGATATCGTCATTGGCATCGTTGACAAAATACTTTGAATCTAATGTCATGGCATTCCCTTCTCTTATATTCTAAGAATACCCAAAGCAATGGGAAGGAAGCTAAAATGTTTTTATCCCCCTATCTCGGTGGGCTCCACGGGTTTCGGCAGCCCGGGAGAAGAGGTGTCTCTTTCCGATGTTGGTGGATGCGTATATTTGTCTCGTAATCTGTCAATTTGTGTTTGGAGTGCTTTCGTTTTTCTTTTTGCATACGCCCGGGCTATCCTCCAAAACTTGTCCTCGTCGATAATGTGGCGGTAGCCTATTCTGTAAAAGGCATTATGAAAACCCCGATAGTTGTCGTTCTTTCGTATTCCTTTCAGAAGTGCGGTGCTTCCGGGCCACCATCCTTTTTCTATATTACGCCTCACAAATTCTGCAGCGGTAAAGTGTCCACTTGGCAACCCCTCAGACATCTTGGCTATGTTAGCCGTCCTCGCATCAGCCCCTCTCATGGCCTTGGTGCGTTCGGGTGATTGAAGATATTCGAAAGAAGGGGAATCTCCCGTAGGCGGACAAGATGGGGTGACGGTGTTAGCTCTAACGGCATTGTTAGCTCTAACGGCATTCCAAAATTCTTTCTCGTCAACGAGAAGGCGTCCTAAGACCTTATGAAAAGCCTTCTGAAATCCATTGTTTTTTGAGTTCAGCCACAGGTATCTAACTGCTGCTAGTTTGTCTGGCCAAAGACCTCGTTCCCGATTCAGCTTCACAAAGTCTCTAATTGGAGAGTATCTTTGCTCTTGAGTGGTTTTGTCGTTTTTGTTGTTATTCATGGCGCTCCATCGGGTTAAAGTGTTTATTGTTTTTTCATCTTATACAGAAGGAAAAAATTCTTCTAGTTTAAAATGGGAAGGGCAGCCCTCCCTCGTTTTTTGCTTGTTTTCGCAATTCCTGAAGCTTTTCAGGCGTTAGAATGGTCGAGTCTCTAAGCAGATGGTCTTCAATGGCGGTAAAGGCATATCTTATTGCATCAGCACTGTGTGAGCACCAGTTATGAAGCGGATGGTCTCCGTAGACTCTATGTTTTTCATCCCATCTTTTTTGATATGATTCGATGGCTTCCAGTCCCTTTTTACACCTTTTTTCGTCAAAGAACGTCTTCATAAGAAGGCGCCTGGCAAGCTCAATGCCGGTGTCTATCGGTTTTATCGGGAGAACCACAAAGTTAATTCCGGCATCCTGCGCTATTTGAAGCCTGGTTACGCCGGTACCGAGCTCTCGTTGTCTGATATCGTGGGGCGCGTAGTGCTCTCCATATCTGTATCCGTTCTTTTTAGCCTTTTCATCAAGAATTCTGGCGTAATGTGCTAAACCTTCGCCAGATGCCTCATAATGATCTATGAAATGTATCTCATGTTTTATGATCTGGAACCACCAAATGGCGGTAGAATCGCCTATTCCTATATCCCAGGCTGTATGTACGGAGGCATATTCGTCATGATATACCTTACATATCTGTTCCCTGTCTCGTATCTTCTTAAGACTTCTTCCGTAGTAGGACCCCTCCACCCCTCTATCAAAAGAACAAAAATATTCCTGACTTATGGCTTCTTCAGAGACCCCCTGTTCGCGCAGAGAGTCAAGCTCTTTGGCTTCAACAATACCTGTATCATCAACGGTAGCTAGCTGATGGTACCACTCCTCTTCGCGCTGTTTGGCATACATATACATCTTATAGAAATGATTCTTGCCATATGGTGTTGAGTTGAAGATTGCCCACCCACCATTGATTCGCAAAGCGGGCTCGACAATTTGATACCAAATTTCGGGCTTTTGGTAGGCAAATTCTGAGAATACTACGCCTACAGGATTTGTCCCCCGTATGGAATCGAAATCGTCGGAGCCCAAAAGACGAATAATGCTGCCGCTTTTTAGCTCGATCTTCATCTCAGAGCTGTTTGGTTTCGATACCATGAGCTCACGAGGTATGTAGTCTAGAAACCTGCGACCATCATTATCAATCGCCTCCCAAATGGCCTTCCTTGCTTGTCTAAATGATGGGAAGACATAGTAATAGGCGCCCTTTCTCTGCGTAAGAGCTTTGATGAGCATGATGTTCCAGCAAGTAATGTCTTTGCCGGCTCGTCGGTGGTAGACAATGATGGCACGTTTTTTGGTCTCCATTGCCTCGAAAAGAGGGGTCTGATACTTACGAAATTTGATTGGGAGCCGGATCTCTTTTAATTCATCCTGCATAGTCTAAAAATTCATCCATACAGACATCATAAATGTTCAGACACTCGTATAAACATTCTTTGTCGTTTGTTGTTAATATTTTGTTATAACATATGCCAGCATCCCGGAGTCTAGGAGTATTTACAACGAAGTCGCCCGTGTGCTCTCTTTTGATGTGCAACGTGAAGAGCAATTGACTAGAAATAACAACAAAACTATCGTCTTCATACATTAGTATAGTGCTATTTTCGTCCATATAAAAATTCCTTTCCTGTTAAAGTAACCATATGGTACACAGGGGTTTGCAAGCAAGGGGGAACGCCGTGGAAAACATGCTGAATTTATGCGGGCTCTGGTCAAAGAAAGATAAGAACGATAACGAGTATTTTGTTGGAAAGCTGACATACTCTACACGACTCATGGTCTTCAAGAATAAGAACAAAAAATTAGAAAAAGACCCTGACTATTATATAACCATTTGCAAGAATGACCCAAAAAAGCGGGAGATTTCGGAGGATGTTTTTTAATTCAGTGCTCTCAATTTCAGCCCTTATTTCGAAGAGCTTCCTTATCGGCTTTTCGGCCGCCGCTGGGATCTGCTTTGGTCTTGTGCTCGTTGCGAGGATTTTTGAACTAGATGACGAAAATCTTATTTAGACTTGTCAAGATAAAGCAATACCGGGACTGTCCAACTTGTGGCAGTCTTAAGCATTGGCGTCAGTTTAAGCGAACGCAGCCCGGAGGCATTCTGCCAATGGTTGTTTATGACGAGTGTAACTTCTGCAATAGAATCAAGCTGTGGTATTCTCGGCTAACAGATGAGAAGAAAGAAGCCCTTGAGCTTTCACTAAAACCAGAAACGCTAACAGATGAGATCGGTATTTGCGAAAACTGCGGAAAACGAAATTATGGGGACCAACGAGTTGTTTTTGATGATAGGTGGATCTGCAATATCTGCTATTGGAGACACTGCTTCGGAAGAATCTCTATTAAATAAAAAAAGGACGGGGCGTTTGTCCCATCCTTTATAACCAAGGAAGTGTTCCAGAAGGAACACATACCGCTACGGAGTGTACTCAGCTTTGACGGAATACGTCAAGGAAGATTCTCTGTTTTTAAGTCTACTGGCGCCCTTCTTGAGCGGTGATTTAAATACTGGTTTTGCTCTTCTTGGTGTTGTTTTAATCTTTTCGTTTACAAACTCGGGGCCATTTTCTTTAAGAAAGTCCAGGATTTCTTGCTTTTTCTCCGAGCTTGTGAATTCAATTACTGGATACGAGATTTCCTTGTTATTGTCGACGTCAAAGCTTGTCTTCGAAGGAAGAAAGAATAGCCACTTTCCGTTCGGCTTCCTAACAACAGGACAGCCACGGATATCAATGCCGTAATCACATAGATAGATGTGTAGAGAGCCGACCGTTCCACTGCTTTTGTCTTTTGATAAATAGAATTCTACTATTTCGATTTTCATTTGTTTCCTTGGTTTTTTTTAAGTATTTTGAAGAACAAAGCCGGCCGTCTTCTTCTAAGTATTTTGAAGAATAACGCTGGTATTTCGCTCTGTCTTTGGCTTCTTTGTTTTTTGCTAAGTACTTTGGTGAATAAAGCGTGTTGTCTTTTTCAGCAGCAGCCCTGCACGAAGAGTATAGAAAAGCATTGGGGTTCTTAATTTTTCTATGCCACTTTGCACCTTCATCGTCCATGCGATCGAAAACACATCTCGGAACGAAAATGTCGAAGACGTACAGCTCTTTGTAATTAAGATATTGCCACGGCGACATGGCCATAAGTGCTTCGGCCCGGCGGATTATTTCCTTCACGAGCTCGGACTGTCTCCTAAGATTTTCTGGACTGTAGTTCTTCCTGTACTTTCCCTCCTTAACCTGCTTGCAGGCATGATAAAAGAAACCACCAAAGTTACGTATTTTGGTCGGTTCGGCGAACTTTTCTGTGTTTGCGTAGGCCTTAACGAGCGTTTTAGTATTGAAAGACCTAAGAAGCAGGCTAATTTTTCCTCTACAGAGACCGTGTTTGTGAAAGAGCTTGTTGGCAAGCTTCCTCTCCAGCTCGTTCCTCGGCTCAATGAATTCATAGGTTTTGTCCAAAATCCAGTCTTTTTGCTCCTCGGGGTCCTCCTTTTTAAAAAAAGAGGAAGACAAAAAAGCACAACCAGAAGAGGCACCCTTCTTACTTTCTCTTAAGCGTAGCTTTAAGAGGGTACTCATTTTACCCGGGGACAGAGGATTTATTTCAGAAAGCCGCTTTCGGGCTCTTGGGGGTATTTTGTCCTCTATTTCAATAAAACGCTTGTCGGCTTTGTATGCCATTCTTAATGATCTGAGCCATGCCCTTGAACCCCGAGGAAGCTTTGGCTTCCCGACCTTGAATGTTAGCGATGTCAGGTCTCGATGCATGGTGACCTTATGAAAGTGCTTCCCGTCTCTTTTTCTGTTTTTGATGCGTTCTCGACTAGCAAAGCCTTCTTTGGCGAGAAGACGTATAAAGTCATTAAAGAGTAGGTACGACATTACATGCTTCTTACAAAACTCTTTTCCATTAAAGACGATCGATTTGTATTCTCCATCGGAATACCTTTTTGAAGAAGTGTGGAGGGCGTCCATAACCTTTTTAACAACAACATATCGATCAAAAGACCAGCACGGGTTACCTCCACAGGACCTGCGCCGATCGTGCAAAAAATCTTCAACGAGCTTCTCTAGACAGTACTCGACCTGGCTCTCTATCTTCTCGGACTGCTCTTTAGTGTAAAAAACGTCACCAAATGTGTTTTTACCCATTATAGACCTGTTGATTACCTGTTTTTCAGACGATTTCTAAAGACTGAAGCCAATCTACTGAGCCCTCATCACGCTGGTATCTAGAGGCCCTGAATGTTACCCCTGCCAGGTCTTGATGCATTGCGATTTCATGGAAATTCGTCCTGCGCATCTGCCTAATGTAGCCGTGTTTATCAAGAAAGGCAACTACTTCCATAAAAAATCTATACCCTATCTCACGCCCACGGCAGAAGTCTGCCACATTAACTATGATGACGTTGCTTTTCCCACGGACGATCCTCGTTCTGCGCAGGAAATCAAAGAGGGCTTTGGCCGCATGCCAGCGCTTATATGACCAAGAGGGGCCCTCGCCGAAAGAGCGGGTATCGTCAAGTAAAAACTCCTTAAAATCCCTCAAGAATCTCTCTATCTTCAACTTCACCGCCGGGCTATCCTCGTGGATTTTTGGTTTACCAGGGACATCTTTTGGGTGCCTCATCTCCAGACTATCACGGGGGGTTTGTTGAAAGCGTCTTTTGAAAGAGGGAGCCGAAAGACTCTCTCCTTTTTTTTCTTCAGCAACTGCTGTATTCATAGTTCTATTACCATTGTTGAAAATTTCTGTGTGGGGGGTCTTCTTGTGAAGACACCATCGGCTAAAAAGCCCTTGATCTCTTTTTCCAGGGCTCGTATCATTTGAACCAACGAAGGGGCAGTTACTCGGTCTTCCTTAGCGGTCGACTCCGTGTACACTGGTTCTCTAGTTGGAAAAAGTGTTTTGAAAGGGAGAGCCGAAAGACTCTCTCTTTTTTTGTCTATGTGCTTATATCTTCACCACCATTGGAACAAACTTCTGTGTCGGGTCATCTTTTGAGAGCATCATCAGTTCACAATCATCGTAAAGCTTATCATCAAAAAGATCCGGTCTCCTGAGTATCTGTCTCGCGTCAGCCTCTGACGGTAACGACCACCAAAGCTTAACAACATCAGAACCATTGTCAACCTCATAAGCACTCTCTTCCCATTTTGGGAACGGGAGGGAATGCTTCACAACAAAGGTGATGTGAAGAGAGTTCTCAATAGGCAGGTCTCTTCTTGTTAAAACCAGGATAGCGTAAGGCTTCCTGAGGTTCTTGTTCTGCTCAATTATAGTGCGTAGCCGGCGCATGTAGTCGTCGGCCATCGCATCAGTTGTCTCTCGCGCCGTTTGATACGGGTCAATGACCGCGTTTCTTTGCCTTTCAGCAAGACGTTCGAACTGCTTAGTCGTCTTTGGGACGCTGTCCATCAGAGCATGTCCTTCAGGTTTTCTTTCCACCTTTTCATGTCTTCTTTCCACCGCTTGGGATGCTTAAACCTTTTGGTCGTTCGGTCTATCTCCAAATTGCTACAAAAGCAAAGCTTCAGATTGCACCAGACGTGATATGGGGGGGTGTTGGGGCTTTCTGACAGCTCCTTGAGCTCTTCCCACCACGCGAGCCTTTTTGGCAGTGTGTCTAAATTGCGAGACAGAATTTCGTACATTCCTTCTGTGCTTACGCCCAACCCTGCCGAGCACGCATACACGTACTCTGCAAAGCTCTTAGCCCCATCAGGAAATTTCCTCTCAGCGCTCATTCGGCTCCCTCTTCCAGCTTTTCTTCAGGAGGTGCTGTTTTTTCTCTAATTTCTTTCCACTCAGTGAATCTTTTTATTACAGACTCTTTCTTATTGTACATTGCAACATACATTTGTGGAACATCAACACCGGCCCTTAATGCTTTTTCGTAGGCAAACTCATAAAACAAAGCATCCTCGCCAGGAAACAGTTTGTAGAGCTCATAGGTCACCATGTCTAAAGTGTCCTCGCACGTCTCGGGGGCATCGGGGGGAGTTTCTTTCTTGGGCTCTTCCCGAACAATACAAAGGTCTGTATCAATAGGCTCAACACCGTCTTCGTCCATAGCAATTGGATCTATCTCTCCTCTTGCATACGTAACACCACCAACAACATCAGGAAATAGCTTGTTGGCTATCCGGGACATTGCTCTGGCATATAGCATTTCTTTTGGATACTTTGACCAGTTTTCTCTACCGAGAAGCCCGGCCCGCTTAGCATCATCAAAAGAAAAGGTCTCCGTTGCGCTCAGTCCAGTGTCTCTTCGAGTTCCCTTGACATGACACGTTTTGTTGTCTTCAGAAAACCACGACTTCAGAGAGTTTCCGCCCTGCAGTATCTTAAAGGTCTTCATATGTACGGACAATTCGACCTTTCCCTTCACAATATTAATGCCGCCATTGAGAGCAGCCATAAGGGGAATACCAAACTCCCGCGCGGTGAGCAAGATGAGCAGAACCTGCCCATCATCGCCGTCTTTCATGAGGTGTTTATAGTGGCCAGTTTCTTTGGCAACCTTGACATACTCTCGTATGACAGCAAATTCATCTTTTGATGGGATAAGTGCTAAATCGTTCATTTTTTAATCCTCCCGTAACAAGTATCGCACATTCTTTTGAAATACTCTCTACTGCTCCAAACGAACTCAAGAGCGTGCTCTCTTGAGAGATTTTCCCAAGCCTCAACTTGACAAAGATACTCTTCGAGGACTTTTGCGTTTCTGTGGGCATCGTTAAACAGCTCGCTGTATATAACGAGAGAACGAAAACACAATGGTATTGACGTCGTATTCATGGTATACTCCTTGGTTTTGAGTACTGCTTTTGTTGCAGTATCTATAGTATATAATAGGGAAGGATTTTTGTCTACTATCCACCGTTAAAAAAAACTCTTCCCGCGAATGGCTATAGGAATTTTATTAAAAAACAGGCATAGTTTACTGTGTAGCAAGGAGTTAGGATGAAAGAAGAAAAAATGACAAAACAGCTCGAAAGAGAGGCTGGGTTTGCTGCACTACAGGACAGCCTGGTTTGGGGCCTGGCCAGGATTTCCGGGACTCTTCGCCTTTTGATGGCAGGCCGCGATTCTAAAGGCCTCAAAACAGAACCCGGCGACATCTTTGAGATAGATCTTCACGCTATCGATCTTACCGCGATAAATTTAATAGAGCATGCTTTTCTGGCGTTTAAAAGGGCCATTAGCACAGATTTACGTGTGAACATGAAGCTGCCGAGAATAGTTTACTTTGTTGCGAACCTAGACAGGGCGCTTACTGCTAGAGACGAGTCGGTTTCAGAAGAGGTCTTCGAGGTAGACGGAGAACCATACCTTTTTGAGGGGATCGATGTCGGGCTCGGCGATCTGCCAAACCTGAAAGATGAAACGCTGCTTAACATGGTAAAGGTCTGCATTGATTCTGCTAAAAACCTGAAGCTCGAAGACATGCACCAGATAGTGCTTGAAACTCGGTTTGTGCCATATTCTTCTTCTGAACGGGCTTAGCCAAGAAGACAGGAACACATTATGAGAATAGACATTTCATACGCTCTTCCAAGCCTAGCAAATCTTAGCCAGGGGTGGAGGAAGCGCCACGCATTATTTAAACAGATGAATCTCATGGCCTATTGGGAGGTGCTCCCATATGCCAAGGAAATCCTGTCGATGGAGATGCCGGTAACGATCAAACTCATCAGGGTCGGCCCCAGAGAACTTGATTCTGATAACCTTGCCTATGCGTTCAAGCCAATCAGAGATGGTATTGCGATGGCTATTTGGCCAGAGAAGACGCGACCAACACAAGATAGTCATAAAGACGTTATATGGGAATATAATCAAGTTAAAAACAAATTGCGCAGTATTGCCTTTGAGTTTTATAGTGCGAACAGCGCGACATCTACACCATCGGAACAATAGGGTTGCCATGACCGGAACAGCAAAACGCAGCATGCGAAGCAGGACGGAACCGTCATCATCTATTCCTGGTCCTCCAACTAAGTATACAGACGAGTACCTAGAAAAGCTTGCAGAAAAGATGTACAAGCGCATCAAGGGAGACCCAAGCGCTCTCTTCGTAAGGGTATTTTTCACAGAATTAGGGATTTACTTCCCTTGTGTTTACGATTGGAAGCACTTAAACAAGAAGTTTGAGAGTACCTTCATACTTTGCCAGCAAATCTGTGCAGACAGGGTGCAGCACGGTGTTCTAACGGGCAAGTTAAACGGGCAGTATGCAACAAGATTTATGCATTTCTTTGACAGACAGCTTGACAAAAAAGACCTGGAGCATAAAAAGGAAGACCTGGAACAGACCCTCAAGGTAACGAAGAGTGCGGAGATAGAGGCCACTGAGTTTAGGGTTGTGCTGGAAGTAGAGAAAAAGTGATACAGTTCAACTTGTTTGAGGTTTTTTTGTATTTTTCCTTGAGTCTGTCACCAAGACGAATTTCAAAGACACATTCATTCTGTAGGCCTACAACGCCTTCTGTCCACAAGGGTTAGGTATATGGGTCGGGTTAAGAACAGACTGGATGTTTGCATTAAATACTGGGCCCTTATCGAGGGTAGCCAACACCTTTCCCACCCACACTTAGCTTTTTTGATTACCGAAATCGAGGAACTCCGCAACGAACTTGTTTCGTTGGGTGTTGCCGGTGATACAAAAGACTAGAGACACGGGACTGAGTTAAATCCTTTTAGCTGTTCTTTGACCATATCCCTACCATCATAGATATAAGAGAGGTGATGTATATGACGTTTTTCTTGAAAAGCCTGTTAGGTTCCGTAACGGGAAGTACCAAAGCAAAGAAGAAAAAGAAAAAAGAAGAAAAAGCCCAAAAGAAATATCTCAAAAGAGCCCAGGCCGGAAAGACAATGAAGCAGGTCTCGCCCTATTCAAAAGAGCAGAACAAGCTTCTTAAGTGGTTGTCAAAAGAGGTAACCGGCAAGATGGGGAAAGAGCTTGATATCACGAGAGACCCACTCTATCAGGCTGGTGCTGGTAAGCTAGGACAGTTGCTGTCTGGTGATCCCGGTGCGATATCTGCTTTCGAAGCTCCGGCTCGTAGACAGTTTAAAGAAGACATCATGCCGGGAATTGCCGAACAGTACGCGGGAGCGGGAGCGGGCAGAAGCTCGGCTTTCCGTTCTGCAGCTGCTGGGGCCGGTGGCGCCCTTGCTGAACAACTGGCTGCAATGAGAGAAAATCTTGCCATGGGAGCAATTCCACAGGCATTACAATACGCACAGCAACCGCTTGCAAATAGAGCCGGGTTTATGGGTCAAGCTATTGGAGCCCAACCATCAGCACTTTATAACGAGCCGTACATGAGCACGTATAGTCCGGGCACGACGTATGGGGGCGAGATAGGTGGCGCTCTTGGCGCAACGGCAGGAGGCTTTGCTGGTGGACCGATGGGTGCTCTCCAGGGATATCAGGCCGGAAGAGGAATAGGTGCGTCTCTAACCGATGTCGATGGATCGGAAGGATATGCTGGTAGTCCCCAGGGACAGGCCCAGTCCGGACAGGGTCTTTTTGATATATTGAGTAGTCTTGGACAACCGGGCGGCGGCGTTAACCGACAACTCGGTCCAACGAGTGGGTTTCCGCAACAACGATCACCATTTGAATCAACCATATCAGCATTTTAAGAGGACCATATGAGTATATATACGATGCAAGCACCTGGGTTTGCTGATCCGGAGCGCCAACGTGCCCTACGGGATGACCAGCAAGACGCAAGTAGCAACTTCATGGGAGGCCTCGAGTCTGCTATTGGGAACTACTACGAAACGCAGAAGCAATCGCGAGACCTTAGCGGGGCGTCTGATATCCTTAGCAACCTAGGAAAAGACTACGAGCTTGAAGATATCCTTGCTCTTGGCAAGCAAATGAACGCACACCCTAATGCTATCCAGGCGGCATTGCACATGGGACAGTCTGCTCAAGAGATGAGGCTCCAGAAACAGAGATACGCTCCACAACCAAAAGTGACTGACCAACAAAAGGCGGCATACAAAACCTTCAACGATTATATGTCTATCGGCAATGACATGGTAATGTTCAAAAAGGATATGGAAGGGTTGCAGGGCGCCATGGATGCGGTTGGTGATAAAATGGGCTCTTGGTCCGCAAAAGCGGCAGAGACCGTGCCTGGTGGGAAATTCATCGAACCGGCGTGGGCAAAAGGATTTAACACGCGATCAAAGGACATCATTGGTCGGTACAAAAACATCTTTAAAAACAGAATTACCGACACAGATCTTCGATTAATTGAAAAGGTTATCCCGAATGCTGCTTTGTCGAAAAAGCAAAACCAGGCAATTATCGATGCGCAAACGGCGGTCTTAAATAAATATATCTATAGGGCAGAACAGTCAAGGGACATTCATCAGGCGACTGGGGATGTGCCTCCCGACTTTCAGGGGCAAATATTTGATAAAATGAAGGATTATGAATCCACGGCCGATGCGGCTGTCGAAAGAATGTTTGACCTTGGTGTTCCGCGTCCAGAAGGCGCAGAAGATAAGAAAGAATTTACTATAGACACCCCACAGGGAAGGTTCAAGGTAGACGAGGCCGGCTATAGGCAATATCAGGCCGATCAAGGGGGTCAAGCCGGAGCCGCACCTCAGGAATCCACCACAAAAATAAGGGTTCAGGGGAAGGTTTTTAGTATTCCCTCGTCTCAGGTAGCGGATATAAAGAATAAATTCCCAGACAGTGAGGTTCTTGAGTGAACAATCTAGATCAATACATGCAGTCTATTGGTGGTACTTTAGTTGACGACCAGGCACAGCCACCCGCCGAAGACCGGGGCCCCGATGATCTAGATCAATACATGCTGTCTATTGGTGGTGCCCGGGAAGAGGAGCCACAGGAAGATGTTGCCGAGTACATGAAATCCCTGGGGGCCAAAAAGGTTGTTCCTTCTAAGGCAGAAGAGAGAGAAAAGAGACAGCACGAGCGTATTTATGAGAATGTAACCGCCTACATGAAGTCCAAGGGAATGGAAACACCCGAAAAGGTCCCCGAAGAACTTCAGAAGTATGGCGCACGGCCGGTAGAAGAAGACGAGTCAGCAGTCTCTCGTTATGGGAAAATGGCTGGAAGGGAGGTGTTTCCAAGACTTTTAGGAACCCCCGCTGACGTCGTAGAGTTGGCTGACATGGCCTACAACTGGGCTCAGGGAGATGTAGAGGATACCGGGCTTGTTGGCAAGGGTCTTTCGTGGCTTTCGGAAAAGCTTCACCCAATTACCAGTCGAGGAATTAAGGAGGGTATCGACATCACCACAGATGATAAATACGCCCCCCAAAACACCGGTGAGAAGATAGCGGCAGGGACTGTAGACTTTATAACCTTCGGCGGCATGCTGGGTGCTCTTAAGAAAGGACGATATTTAAAAGAAATTGCCGGAGCTTTCGGTGCATCCTCTCTTCCGGAGCTTTCGGATGACCCGAAAACAAAGGCTGCTTTAACTCTTATTGGCGACATTACTGGCAGGAGTCTTAGTTCGCCAACAGCGGCAAAACAGGCTCTTGCGAACCTAATCTCAGCACCACAGAAGCTAAAAAACCTTTCATCTTCTGCTATCAAGGCAGCAAAAGAACTGGACCTACTCCCCAGTGTTGGGATTGCAACAGAATCAAAGTATCTTCAAAAGCTTGAAAGGGTTGGAAGTCCGGAAGCCCTTAAAGAAGTTTCTGGCGACATGATGAACAGACTAGAGAGCATTACCGCCTCAAAGTTTGCAGATACTGCAGAGGCGGGAGCGGTTCTAGGAGAAGAGGTCGCTGGTGCCGCTGGTCGTGAGCTAGAGCGGGGGCTAACAGAGAGAGAGGCCGCATACGGCGCTCTTGGTGAAAGGTTCGGCGACAAGCCGATAGCAACACCAGTTGCAAATAAGGTTTATAACTCCTTCCAAGAAAGCTCAGCATTGGCTCCAGACGTAAAAAGATCTATTGAAGAGGCGTCAGGTAAAATGTTCGAGGCTGGCGAGGCGGTACCCAAAGTAGCAGAAGAGATAAGCAAGCCCACATACACGCAGCTAGAATTGGGCAAGAATGTTCAGCAAGACGTTGTAACTAAGGCCAATGCGGCGCACAGGGTAGCGACTGAAAAATATAGGGTGCTGGAAAGACTTACTGAAAAGGTTTCCGTAAACGAGTCTAAATTGGCTGGCCTTATGGAAAAGATAGGGGAGCTGGAAGAAACGAACGCTCCCGACTACCTAAAAAATAAGTTTAGTAGTCTTAGGACAAAGGCCAATGAAATATTCGAGGCAAGCAGGGGCGGTAAGAAGATACCAGGCAACACGCTGATCAAGTTTGAGCAGTTGGTTAACGACGCCATTAAGTGGGACGCTCAACACGATCACACACGAATGCTACTCCCTATTAAGGAAGAAGCTGGGAAGGTTATTGAAGGCAGCCTATCTGGACCGAGCCGACTTCGGTATAGGGATGCAAAGCGCACGTGGCACGACTACTACAAAACCTACGTAGATCCGGACGCTGTCAGGAAAATTAGGTTCACCCAGAAGCCAGAAGAGATAGAAACACTTCTCAAGAAGCCTTCGTATCTCAAGCAGCTCACCGAAACCACCGGGGAGGGCACCTCCAATGCCATGAGAAAAAGTGTGGTTGAGCAGATCGGAGACTCCAAGAATGCTGTTAAGCAGTTTGAGGAATATAGAGGTGTTTTCGGCAACAAATACGATGAGGTGCTGGATGCTTTTAAAAAGTCATCTGGAAAAGAGGCCGCAACCGTAAGTAACTTAGCCTCAGCGGTTGAGAAGATTGATGAGCGTCTTGGAAAAACACTTGGCGGTCGTGAAAAGGCTGCTTTAGAAAAAATGCGTCAGTCGATCGTCCAAGATATGAAGAAAGCTCACCCAGATTCTGCCGGTTTTCTCTCTGAGCAGTTTGGGAAGCTTGGCCCCGAGGCTAAATTACAGCGAGAACTGGCCCAAGCGCACGCGTCTGGTAACCCAGAGAAGTTTCTTTCCTCATTAAAGGATGAAAAGGATCTAAATAGTTTACGAAAGGCTGTTGGAGACACTCCACAAGGAAGAGAGCTTTATGACTCTGCCAGAAGGATGAAGCTCACAGACATGATAAACAAAGAGGTGATTAAGGACGGACAACTCCAGTTCGATAAGCTCGGCAATGTTACTGACAGGCTATTGAGCACCGAATTTGGGCGTGATCTGATTGGAAAAGAAAACGTTGGGCTTTTGAATAGCGTTAAAGAATATTCTGATGTGATAGACAGGGCAGCCAAGACATTCCAAAATGGCGCGTCGGCTGCTGGGAAAAGCAGGTATCCCGCCGGCTTTCTTGGATACATGACGGCAGGAGCGGCAATGCTAAAGGGGCACATTTTTCTTCCAATGGCCTATTTTGGCGCGCAGGCGGCAGAGAGGTTGTTTGCAAAATACCTTACAGACCCGATTGTAAAGCGACAGGTTCTTGCTAATCTGCAAAAAACAGTCCCACAAATGGCCCAAAAGACGATGACTCTCGATAGAGCATACAAGGTAACGCGACCAATGATTGATTGGAGCCTTCCTGAGGTAGCTAAGTACGTCGAAGAAGACTAATCAGAGGTCTCGTACTTTAAGCACAACCAATAAAATTGCCCAGCAAATCCATTCCATCGTGGTTTCCTCCCTTAGTTTTCTTATTAAAAAGTTTGTTCTGGTCTCGGCAATCGCTAGCCCAGTAAGATATAAACAACCACAGGATGGGTAGAAAAATCAGTGCCCAATAGCTAGGGTCAATAAGCAACCACATCGGCAGGACAGCGAAAAAAAGAAAGCAAAAGACGATGGCAGATAGGCCGAACTTTATGAGAATGTAGACTAAGAGTACGGATATGAATGCACCGATCATGGTTGGCTCCTTGGTTCTATCTTATTATAACACGGTTGTTATTAATATCTACAGAACTTTACACAAAAAGTCTTGTGTATAGCCGCGCATCCTTTGGCTATCTACAGTTTTCCTTGAATAAGCAACACATTGTGCAGGATATTCAATGCGGCGGCCGATTTTGCTTCGGATTTTCAAGGATGCGTGAATTCTTTTTAGCTCAGCCTTGTTCTTTTTTACATAATTGCATCAAAGGAAACAGAAAGGAGAGCTACCATGCCAAGACCAGCAAAATCGCCCTTAGCCTATTTAGGTGTTAAGGCCCCAAACCCAGCGAACGTCATTATCGCTCAACAAAACCCAGGAAATGACGACAAGTATGATTTGGGAACAATTTGGATCAATGAATCCAGCAACGGTATTTTCATATTAACGTCCATCGTTGCCGGGGTTCCTTTCTGGGAAACCAGCGGATCGGACGCAATGACAGGTTATGTTGTTGATTCTTCAGATCCCTCGGCTTACCAAACAATTCAGGCAGCTATTGACGCAGCACAGACAGCGGGTGTTGATGCTGTAGTCTATGTACGACCAGGAGCTACTGGAATTTATACAGAAAACCTCGTGCTTTACGATGGGATTGTAATCCAGGGTTCGGGTCTTGAGACAACCATCACAGGTGCTCATACTCCTCCAGCAGCTGGAATTCTAACAATGTATGATCTGACGCTAACGTCAGCAACAGACATTATGACGTCTGCAGTAGCTGGAACAGCGCAAATTCTTCTCTTTAACTGCCTCATCAACTGTACCACAGGTTTCACGTTCGATCTTGACAACTGGACCGGTGCTCTTCAGATGGTTCAGTGTGCAGAAGCTTCAACAAATAACGGTGTTGTAAATAACACGGGTGGTTCTGCAGTAACGCTTTGGAATTGTGTAGCTGGTGCTGGTGTAGCCTCAGACATGGTGCTGGATGACGGTGCTTTAACAATGTACGGATCTCGCTTGGTGTGCCAGGCCATCATTGGTGGATCAACAACAATTTCTGCAACGATGGGCTGCTCTTTTGGCGGTACCGTCACAACAGCAGGAACAGTATCTGGAAACATCAATGCCTCGACATTCTCAACGGGAGCAACAGCTTCTCTGTCACATGGATCTGCCGGACAGCTTAACCTCTCTCAAGTAACAGTAGACTCCTCAGCCAACCCAGCAATAGCTGGTGCTGGTGCCGGTGGTCTAATGCTTGCTGACGTTGAATTCCTAGATGGAAGCAACTTGGCAGCTACTCTTACACTTATAGCTACCAACGAGAAGCGCCTGACCAGGATTCTTGCTGGTGACGATGTCTACAGAACAGCAACTTTCTCGGGCAACAGCGCTCTTATTCAGGCTTTTGGTGATGACGCAACGGCATCTGGAGCGGCAACATTGAGTACTCTTCTCGGAGATCTTACTGTTTCAGCCGGTGATGGGTTCAGCACCCCACAATCGATTACAGGAAACATCGAAACACTTGCCGGTGCCGATTGTCTAGGTTCAGTAGGTGTGTACGGATACTCTCTACAGACAGATGGTTCAGTAATCGCATCTACGGGAGTTGGTGTCGAAGGTCACCTCGATCTTCTAGAAACAGATGCAGCTGATCTTCCTCAGGCATTTGGCTTTGGGGTAAAGGGGTATCTCGATGCTGAGGATGGAACCGCAACTCCTGCTGCTGGTATATTTGCTGGTGTTGGATCTGTCGTTGAGTACAACACTCCATTTAATGCCGTTGCTTACGGTATGGCAGTATCCAGACTTGACGCAGGCGCAGGTGCCGGTACAGCTGGGCAAGCCGCTTATGGTGTCGTTCAGGGTACTGTAGCAGCAGCTGACTGGTTGTTTGGGTTAGACCTCTACAACGGTGCAGCTGGTGTTGCTTACACAACCGCTGACATCAGATTGTTCAACCAATCTGTAATTGCTGGTACGGCAGCAGACTTCATCCTTTCAGCAGCAGCTGGAATTGATTTCAGGGTCACAATGGGTGATGCTGTAGGTACAAATACTTTCTCATTTGAAGATAGCGGCAATAATGAAGTTGCAGCAATCGACTCTCGAGGAGCTATCACAGCTCGTAGCATCAATGTTACAAACACCAACATCGAGTCCTTCAACGTGAACCCAGTTTTGCAGTCAATTGCAACGACTGGTGCTGCCCCAACCGGTGCAACTGGCGATTACAACATCATGTCTTGCCAAGATAACACCACAATGGAGCAGTTCATTCTTGGTGCCGGTCAGACGATCATTGCTCCAAGACTTGCAAATGACGGGTTGTTGATGTCTCTTGACTTGTCAACGTCAGAAGGTGCTGAGTACTACTTCGGTCACACCACAAGATCGAGACACACGTTCACCATTGGAACAAGCCCAGCATTCTTTGTTGAGGCAACCTTCAAAGTAGCAGACTGTGGAACGTCAGACCCTCTCTGGCTAGGATTTAGAATCCTTGGTGCTCCAAATGCGGACTACACAACCTATACCGACGCTGGTGTCATCGGTCTTCGTAATACATCAGCAGCAGATCTGGTCTATATTGGTAAAACACTTAACGGACCAGGTTGGGCATACGTTGATACAACAGATGCTTGGACAGATGGCCAGACACACCAACTCAGAGTTAATGTGTCCGATGGAGGTGTTGTCACCTATCTCATCGATGGTGTAGCCCCAACACAAACACAGGCACTGACTTTTGATGACACTGATGTGGTCATACCATTCATACACCACTTGTTTGCGGCAGGTGGATCTCCAGCGGCAATACACATTCAGCAGTTTGCTTGTGGCCTTCAGTAAGAATTGAATAACCTAGCAGCCTCATCCAGGGGCTGCTAATTTTATAGGTAGCTAGATGGTAGACAGAGATACTACAAACAAAGTTAGGCAGGAGGCGCTGAGAACTGTTGCTTTTGGAGGAATTGGCGCTGGGTTTGCTATTGTCGGAGCAGCTATAGCTGATGAAGCTGAGCTAGTTTGCATCGTAAATAATACAGATGCAGATTTGATCGTAAGCTACGATGGAGCAACAGACCATGTGTTTATGCCTCTCTTTAGCTCGTATGTCATTGACTTTCAGTCAAATACGAAGCAGCTAGCAACCAGAACGGCTTTTTACGTTAGGCACAATGGAGCAGCTCCTACCGTGGGGGCTATATTCGTAGAGGTTACGGTGTGAGCCAGCGCTCAAACCTTAGGGGCGGTGGTGGTGGTGACGACTGTTGTATTGAATGGGAAGAGATTACATCAACTTCTCATCAGGGAGAAGTCAACCACGGCTATGTTACCAACAACCAAGCTCAGGTAGTTATTACGCTGCCGGTCATATTCCCACAATTTGCAAGAATTTTGATCTGCGGTAAGGGTGATGGTGGCTGGAGATTGTCTCAAAACGCCGGGCAACAAATTCATTCATGGATTAATACCACAACGCTCGGTGTTGGTGGGTACTTATATAATGGTCTGGCTGCTCCACAACAGTATGTAGAGCTTTTGTGTGTTACGGCCGATTCTCTTTTTGTTGTTCAATACTCTTCGAGCGTACTCACAGGATAAAATAAAGTAGGGAAACTGTATGAGCAAACGAATAAGAAACAGAGTTACCGGCGGCATGATCGTCTGGGATAAGTTTGACCAGGTAATCTATGTTGCCAAGGGCGGCAATGACGCCAACGATGGGAAAAACATCGAGACGCCCGTCCTCACAATTGCACAGGCTTTGGTACTGACGGCGGCGGAGACACCCTCTGCAGTCAATAGATGGGCAATTGTCTGTCTAGATGATGGTATTTACACAGAAGCCGAACTAGGGCTTCAAGACTATGTTGATCTGTTTTTCCCAAATGCGCGATTCGTTGGAGAGTTCCTCGCTCTTGGTACAGGATCATATTGTTCTGTAAGGTTCAGAGAGCACTATGTCCCGGCGGTTGGTGAGGACAGTGTGAAGGGATTTTCGATCTCTTCCGCACTTGGCGCTGTTGTTGATCTATATATTGATATTGATATAGCTGTCTGTACGACTGAATTCGCGGAGTGGATACGTGTCTCTGGTGCAACCGTAGATAATATACACATAAAGTGGAAGTCTCTTACAACATCCACAGACGGTGTGAATCCTGGGATCTTTATAACTGCTGGTACTCTAGATGCGGTTGTTACTCTAGATGGCGGTGAAATCGTTGTTCCAGAAGATGGGGTTGGCCTCTATGTCGAGGGTGGAACGGTTGTTGGGACGATTGCTACAGTCGTTGGAGATGATTTGGGGGGAACCAGTCGTGCGATCCGAACGTTTGATGCTAATTCCAGCGCTTCTCTTAACATAGGACGAATAAGTGACGTCAATCGGGCCTTCGACGTGCATAACGGACTGTGTAGAGCGTATGTTGGTGAAATAGCCAACTGTACGATTGATTGGACCATAAACGGTGGTGAGTTCGAACTATCTCTTCTTAAGCAAGATGGTGGAACAAAAGACCTCCCGGGCACTCTTGGAGCCGTCAGATTTCTCGAGCCAGTTGGTCGAAGAAATGTGACCGAAGCGACTCGGCAGATGGCCCGGCTTTATACTTATATAGTCGACAGGGGCGCTGGCGTTACGCTTACTCTTCCTGCAGAAGCATGGGAGGGAGACAGAATAACGGTTGCCGGTAAGTTGGGTCTCTGGACGATTGCACAAAACGCCAATCAATATATAGGGCTCGGCAATCAAACGACAACAGTAGGGGTTGGCGGGAGTCTCATCGCTACCCATGTTGGTGATTGCATAGAGCTTATGTGCACAGATTCTACTGATGCTGGTGTAGCTGATGGTTGGAGAGTAACCTCTCTTGTCGGAAACATAACGATTAACTAGGAGTGTTTTATGGCAACAAACAATGCATGGAACAGCCCAGCATTCCCGGCATACGAAGCTCATAACTTCACAGGAGTTGAAGCTTGGGGTGGTGCTGGCGTTTACTATTCAGTTGCGGGCACTAACTTCACAGTGGAGCGGGGCGGTACTGGTTACATTAAGACCACTCCGATTACCTGGGCCGGTGGCCAAACGGTTGCTGCTTTATCAGCCGGGGACACACATTATGTGTACATGGACACAGCCGGGACGATAGGGTCAACTACAACACGTAATCTTGCTTTATTCGAAGACAACATCAACCTCTTTGAGGTTCTGGTAGATAATGATGGACCTGCAAACCTCATCTCAACAGCAACGGGCAACTTTGATCATATTCTTAGCTCTGCAGACACAAACGTACAGATTGCTCTTGAGACTATTGATGAGTCTGGGGTTGTGTGGGCTGAAGTAACAGGAACCACACAAGCAGCGGGCACTAACTGGGGCTACATCACCAATAACGGTGCTCTTGTGACGGTTACTCTTCCAGCAACATGCGCCCTTGGGAAAAGGGTCCGTATTTCTGGTAAGGGTGCTGGCGGTTGGAGGGTTGCTCAAAATGCAGGACAAACAATTTATTTTGGAAGTGACGCTACAACAACTGGTGCTGGTGGTCGCCTTGATTCTAATAATCAGAGAGATGCGGTAGACCTTGTGTGTATCACGGCCGATACAGACTTTAACGTGATAAGCTCAATAGGCAACATAACGGTGACATAATGGTATCATTGGGACGTCAAAAGGATGTCAAATAAAGAGCCATAATGGTATCAAAACGATATCAAAAGGATGTCAAATGAAGAAAAAGATTAGCAAGAAGAAGGCCAAAGTTGGCAAAGTAATGAGTGAGTACAAGGCAGGGAAGCTGCATAGCGGCTCAAAGAAAGGACCTATTATAAAAAAGCCCCAACAGGCTCTCGCAGTTGCTTTGCAATCAGCGAAAAAAACCGCGTACGGTGAGAAAAGATCTGGAGGAAAGAAATGAAGATAGAAGTTGATAGTGTTGAGATTTTAGATATTGACGCAACGAGCTTGGTGGCTTTGAACTGGCGTCTTGTAGATCTATCAGAATGGATTAAGGGTGCAATTGTCGGGCAGATTTCCCATGCTAAGGGAGAAATGGTCAAGATGGAAACCAATCGAGTAAAGGGTTCTGAGGTGGGGATGCCCGCTGATTTTCAGGAAGACTCTCTTGTTACTTGGTTGGCAACACAGCCCGGATATCAGACGGCAGCTGAGCGTCAACCAGAGGAATAGGATCAATTGTGACAGTAACAAATAGTTTAAACAATGAATGCCTGAATGACTTCACCGTTTCAGGAGCGTCTGGAGCGGCGCGTACCTGTCGGGTGGAAAACACTAATAATACGGGAGGTTCTAATGCAATATCTGAAGTCTATGTGGGTGGTACATCTGCTGGCGATCCTTATGTTCGCCATACTGTTGGGTCGAGCCATTCGTATGCTCTTGGGATAGATAACTCAGACTCTGATAGGTGGAAGCTTTCACATGCATCTGATGCAACGGCTACACCATCATCTGCAGACAATATCTTAAACGTTACTACTGGCGGCACTTGGCGCAGACCAATGACACCGCTTTTTGAAGCTTATGTTGGAACAAATATCACTCTTGTCCAGAACCAGACAATTGTCTTCGATCAGGAAAACTTTGATCAGGGCAGCAATTTTGACGTTAGTACCGGTAGATATACTTGTCCTGTAGCCGGCACATACGTGTTTTTTACATCTATAGCTCAGTCTCTTGTGACTGCAACAAATAACAACGGGTATATCTACATATATCATTCCGGGTCTTCTCTGAACCAGTCTGCGAATATCTTTAATCCTTCTTTGTGTAGGGACGCCTCGAACTTGCTGAGTTTTTTTAATGTTCTTGTCTACAATGCAGCAGCAAGTGACTATTTCTCTATAACTGTCGAAAATGACACCGCAGGTGGTGCAGAAACTACGACTGTTCTTGCTGATGAAAGCCGCTTTTCGGGGTATTTACTAGGATGACAACAAATAGCCTAAATAACGAATGTCTAGAAGATTTCACTGTTAGTGGTGGTGCTTCCGGCGCCCTGCGGAGTCTTCGTGTGGAAAATGAATATGACGTTGCTTCCTCGGCCTCTGTTATGGAACATTATATAGCAGGAACGACAGCTGATGATCCGTATACATCTTGTATAGTTGGTGCAACAGCATCGTATGCCACAGGTATTGATGTAGACGATTCACAGTATTTTAAGCTTGGATACGCAGCATCAGCAGCTGCCACACCATCATCTACAGCCCTTTTAGAGACAGACACGAGCTCGCGCAATTTCTATCCATCACAGCCCTGCTTTAAAGCACATGTTTCAACTCAAGTGGATAACGTCACTGGTGATGGGACCGTCGTTACTGTCCCGTTTAATACAGAAGATTTTGATATCGGAAGTAATTATAACAACGGCACATATATATTTACCGTTCCCCTGGATGGGAGATATATGTTTTTATCGTGTGTTCAGATTAGGGGTATTGTCGCAGGAATAACCGAGAAGGCTCTTTTTCTAAAGGTAAATGGGACAACCGTTGTTGCCAATAAATCAGCAGCTTTCGGGTTACAGTCATCTGGGAGCAATATGAGTTGGCCAATCTACGCCACTTTAGATCTGTCTGCTTCAGATACAGTTAGAGTAGACGTTCAATGTAGCAACGGGGCAAAGGTTGTTGATATAGATGATGGTTTTGGTGGCTCAACAACCTTCTATTTTAGTGGGTACCTCCTAGGATGACAACAAACAGCTTAAATAACGAATGTCTAAACGACTTCACTATAGGTAACGGTGTCTCTGGCGCAACTAGGCAGCTAAGAGTAGAAAACACCAATGATACCGCCTCTTCAGACGCAGCAATTGAAACGTATGTTGAAGGGACATCTGCCGATGACACGTATTCGCGCTATGTAATCAGCACTACCAATTCCTATGCTCATGGGATAGACAATACAGACTCTCAAAGCTTTAACTTGGCATATGCCGCATCAGCAGCTGCAACGCCATCATCTACAAAAGCAATAAAGGCGACAACAGGTGGGGAACTTTTATATCCATCACAGCCCCTTTTCAAGGCATACAGCACGGTCGCTCAAACAAACGTTACGGGTGATAATACAGGCGTTCAGATTCAATTTACCAATGAAGAGATAGATCAAAACAGCAATTATGACACGGGTACCGGGCGGTTTACGGCTCCTGTGGCCGGCAGATATTTTTTTGCGTCATCTGTACAGCTGGAAAACATAGGCGCCGGCCATACTACTGGTGCTGGATTTTCTATATATTTAAACGGGACCTCAATAGCGATTGCTTCTAATTTCTATAACCCTGCGGCAAAAAGAAGCACGACCACTTCGACTATTACAGTACACTTTTCTTCTATAATAGAGCTGGCTGCCTCAGATACTATCAGGGTTTTCGGCTCGATCGGAGGTGGAGCTAAGGTAGTTGATACACCAGATTTCACTGGCACACCGGCCATACACAGAGTATTTTTTGCAGGAACTTTACTAGGGTAAACGCATGAAGTTGTACGAAATAGGAACGACCGTAGTTATTGTGGTGCTTGTAGTCACTGCGATAGGACTATCGAGTAAGTATTTCATGGAAGATGACAATGTTATCGAAGAAACCTGTGAGCAGATAATTGAAATAGGCACCGGGCACAAGGTAGACCTATCGGAAGGTTCTCCAGAAGATCCCTCAAAGTTGGTCTACAAAAAAAGAGTCAGAAAAAAAATACCAGCACCAAGACAATCTACGCGTGTGGTATCCAGTGTGAACACCGATTGCAGTGGCAGCGATAGTTAGGTGGAGACCAAGGGATTGGTCCTTCCTTCCATGTATTCTTCGGTACCTCTAAGTTGTGCTTTTCAGCTAACTGCCAAAAGTGCACCTCGCAAACATACTTTTTTATCCAGAGTGTGTTGTAGATAGAACTCGTCAGTTCTTGTTCCCTCCTAATACGAAGCCTTTTCCCCTCCCTTGATAGAAAGGAGGCAAACTGTTCAATGGCATTTATGGCACCGGCCTCTCGCCATCTAGAAAAAATGAACCCTGTTCTCTCGATCATATCCATAAGACAGGGATTGTGTTCTATTTTTCGGCAGAGCCACGTGTTTTCGCTGAGAGCCTTTTGTAGATTTACCATGACGTATACGTCTGTCATTCCCGCAAACTCGCACAATGATGGTGGTGGTTCCACAAACCCTCCTACTTTGTTTAGTTTGGCTGTGTTATTACCGCGGACCTTAAGCAGTCAAGCTGTGTAACGTAGCTTTTCATCCAGTCTATGTTGTAAATGTTGTTTCTTACCCTTGTACAATCGGGCATGCCCATCCTTCTCCCCTCATATGTGAAAAATACGAGCAGGTCTTGAACTGTGTTAACGGTGCCCCTTTCGAGAATGTTCTTAAAGACGAATCCTGTTCTCTCGATCATGCTATAAAACTGCCGATCCTCCAATATCTGGCTACAAAGCCTTGTGTTTCTTTCTGTCTCTATTTGCTCGTCCCTAGTAATAGTAAGTTCTACGAGCCCTCGGCGCTCTCTTAGTGATTGCATTGGATTATCCTCTTTGTTGGGTGTGAAAAAAAGCCCTTTTCGGCCATGCCCAATTATATTTCTTTTAGCTCCCTTTTTCCAGCCCAAAGATACTTTTAATTAGATATAGCCGCCGTATATCTATAAACATCCGGGCGCTTAGACGTATACCACTCGTCATGGACCTAAGAGAAGGAAATTTCATGGATGACAAAAACCCAGACGTACAAGAGGAGGTCGTCGCTCCTGTGTCAGAATCCATAAACAATGAGGCTTCGCAAGAAGAAGTGGTGGTCGAGGAGCCGAAACAAGGCTCTCCAGATCATAACTTCAGAGAGATGCGAAGAATTATTGAACGACAACAAAGGGAAATCGATGAACTTCGGCATAGCATGGTTGAGGAAGAGGTTTCAGAACCTGAAGAACAAATTTCAGACGAAGAAATCCCTAACGTCAAGCAAGTCAGACGGCTTATCGAAAGAGAAGCCAAAAAGGAAGCTGTCGAGCTCTACAAGAAAAAAGAGCTCCAAGACTACGAAGCCGAGCTAAGGACGACGTACAAAGACTTCGATTCTGTTGTCACAGAAGAAAATGTTGGAGAGTTAATTCAGGGGAACAAGCGACTGCACAAGAGACTTGTAAAGCTTCACGATGAAGATCCCATAGAAGCAAATGAGTTGGCATATGAGCTGATCAAAAAGTCGGCCTTTTTCACTGATAAACAGAGGAAAAGCAGCCAGACAGAGGCCATAAAGCAAACGGCAAAGAAGAATGCTTCTAAGCCGGTAGCTGGCCACACGCTTGGCGCTACGCCGACACCATTGCAACAGGTATCTTCATTTAAGAGCCTTTCTCAGGAGGAGAAATACAAGCTCTGGCAAGAAATGCAGAACTGCGCGAGCCGGAGGTAACTCAGTTAAACAAATTTAAAAAGAAAGGTGAAATTAAATGGGATTAACAACCACAGCCCAATTACCACCTCCTGTGCAACAAGCCTTTGACATGAAGCTTTTGTCAAGGCCAATGCCGTATCTGATCCACAGCAAGTTCGCAATGAAAAAGAGCTTGTCGTCCAGAAACGGTAACATCATCCGCATGAGACGCTACAGCCGACTAAACTTGGCTACAGCTCCTCTAGGACCTGCCGGAGTTACCCCTCCTGCGCAGCAACTAAGTGCGCTTGATATAGATGCACAGATTCAGTGGTACGGTAAAAACGTAGAACCAATGCAGGAGGCTGCATAGATTGCCGTTATAAAACTTGGCTATATGCTGGAAACCCCTAAAGCCTTGTGTACTTTTTCTATATGGCTTATAGAAGAGTGAAAATCATAAGGATGTAACAATGGGCAATCAGCAGGAAAGATTTGAAATTGGCTTATAACTCTAAAGGAAAGCCAGGATCAAAAATCCTCAACGACTATACGCCGGGCCCTTTCGGATTCGAAAGGAAAGATATAGTCTGATCTCATGGGAGACTATGAGAGGAGAACCCGAAGAGGTTTTCCCACTCACACGAGAGTGTGGGGAGTAACAAGAATGACATACGTTGCGATTACAGATCAGGTAACACTGATAAACGAAGACCCCAAACCAAGATTTCGCGGGGTCTATAAACCTTTTCTGATTGACTTGGAAGCCTACGTTGTGCAGGAAGCTGCATAATATGGCGACAGGGCGGAAGATTAAGATTTTTTTATAGGATGGTTATGAAACCTAGAAGTAATTTGTCTAAGTTGTTTGTGAAGTTCTTGTCGTTTGTCGGTGATATGCTGAGGAACGCCCTGACTTCCATACTTAATTTGATAAGTTTCTCTAATTTTCATAACGAGAATGGCATTTTGTTTTTTGATGATAAGGTAGGGGATAAGTCTAACGATCAGCGCATCGAGCTTTTTCCCGGTAATTTGAAGATTGTAAACGATTCTTTCGTAAGGTCTCCCCTTTACCGGTTTTTGCTGATAATACGCTGTAAAGCCGACTTTCTCTCCAACCCATTCGATAGCGCAAAGATCCGTGGAAGAAAACCTTATATAGTTTTGAAATGTAAACAGGTTTTTACCCGTCTTTTTCGAGACGTAGGGGAGGCAGTAGGAATAAAATCCTCCGTCTCCATCGACGTATCCGGCTATATAAGCGCATTCGGTTTCGGTCAAATCATCAATTGCCATAAAAAGCCTCCTGTAAATGACACTCCTATAATAAGAAGAACTCTTGTTTATGGAAAGTCTTAGTCACCGTGACAGACTGAGCGAAAGGGATCCCAGGGATGGGATGTGCGACAGTCGGGGCTCCGGTGTAAAGCTGGAGAGGAGAATCCGAAGCGGTTTTCCCGCCTACAGCAGTGTAGGTCATAAAAGTAACAGGTAGGTATTAAATGAAACGGCTTCTTTGTTAAGCCAGTGTCTTCGAGAAACCGAAGATGCTTTGACACGAAATATGCTGCAAGCCACAGCTTCTGTGCTTAACTGCGTAGCTGGTGTCAATGGTGATGTGCCAACAGAGATGACAAGGAACGACTTAGACATCGTTACTCGTACTCTTGTTGGTGCTGATGCAAGAAAGGTCTCTGGAGTAATTCAGGGAGCCGACAAGTTCGGAACCGGACCTGTCCGTGAAGCCTACTTTGCAATGATGCATACAGATCTAATTAATGATCTGGAAGCAGTGAACGGCTTTATATCAGTTGCTCAGTATCCTTTCCAAGGAAACATTTTGAGTGCTGAATGGGGTTCAGTTGGAAATATTCGATTCTTGACATCGTCCCAAGGCTCTATGGTAGCCAACGGATCGCTGCTAGGAAACGACTACTACAACGCTTTTATAACCGGGGAAGAGTCTTACGCATGTATTGATCTCGAAGATGCAAACGCACAATTTATCTACAGACCTCTTGGATACGGGGATGACCCTCTTCTCCAAAGACAGTCTGCAGGGTTCAAATTTGCGCAAGCAGAGCGGATCACTAACGATGCGTGGAACATTGCCTTAAGAACAACTCTAGCAACCTAAGGAGGGGATACTATGGAAACGATTTTATCAGGTAGTTACACCTCCGACGGAGCAACCAGAACGGTCTATGTCCCTTCGGATTGCGATTGTTTTGAATGGTTCGTTCGAGGTAACGCAGCCGGAGACAACTGGGATAGCGTAGGCAACCCAGGAGTCATCAAGCGTGGATGGTGGTATCGAGGGATGGACCAAGGTACTGCTTTAACAATCTACAACACAGCCGGAGCAGCTACGGATGTATCTACATTTGTGGCAGCCGATGGTATTACGTTGATCAATCCAGACGCTCCTATTACATATGCCGGAACAGCAGTTACCGCGCTCACACAGGCATCGCCTTCTGTGATCACGTCTGCAACTCACGGCCTTGTAACTGGAGACTTGGTTCGATTGACGGGCACGACAGGAGCGCTTCAAGCTTCTTCAGTTGTTTACACAGCCACAAGGACGGGTGCTAACACCTTTACTGTTCCTCTCGTTGCAGCCGGTTGGGCAGCAGCTGGAACCGCTGGTTTGGCACGTAAAGTAAACAAGGAGCAGTTTGATCCAAAAAGGTTGACGATCACAGGAATTACCGCGGCTAACCCTGCTGTTCTTACTGTATCGACAACTCATCTTTACAACGTAGGCTCTAAGGTGCGTTTGATCGTTCCTACCGCCTTCGGCATGGTAGAGATGAACAACCTGATTGGGGAAGTAACGGCAATTGGTGCAACAACCATAACGGTTGACATCGATTCAACGGCTTTCACTGCTTTTGCATACCCAACATCAGCTATAGCTGCTGCTGGAGTAACCTGGCCACAGGTCGTTCCAGTTGGTGAGGAATATGACATTCTGACAGACCGAATCTACAATTCGGATGTTAGGGGCATAAGCCTTGGCGCTACAGTCGTTGGAGCAAACACAGCTCTCGTGTGCTGGAGAGCAACAAGAAATCAGGGCTACAATGTAGCTGCTGATTAATAACGTGGCCGGCTTTCGGGCCGGCCCTTTTCTTAAAAGGATAAATTGAGGGCTATATGGCAACATCAAAAGGTCTTGAAAAAGCAATTGACCAAACGGTAAAAGAAACCAAAGACTTTAAGTGGTCAAAAGAGAGAGAAAGAGATGCCAAAAAGGTTAAGGGAAAGTTCATCAATAGAGAGTGTCCTGGTGGAGCGATTAAGTTCCATTTCAGGCAGTATGCTGGAGAGTCTGTAGCTACCTATACACTAGAAGACGGACGTGAATACGAACTTCCCCTAGGTGTTGTAAAGCATTTGATTAACAACTGCCAGGTTGATGAGACAACCAATGACGTTAGAATGATAGACTCAAACACCTACAAGCCGATCTATGAAGTGAAGAAAAAACCACGGTTTTCATTTGTCTCTAGTGAGTTTGTGTCATGACAACCCTAGAAAACATACGAGCAAAGGTTCGTAGGGTAACATCCAGGCCATCGACTTCTCAGATATCTGATGCTGATATAGATACGTATATCAACACGTATTATATGTACGATCTTCCGGAGTCCCTGCGCCTTCTCAATCTAAGGGAAAACTACTACTTTACTACCAGTCCAAATGTCGATTCGTATGATTTTCTAAGACAGAGCTACCTCTCAGTTTCTCCTCCAGCGTATTGCAATGGAGAAAAGATGACTTATTTGCAAGACCAGGAGCAGTTCTTTAGGGTGTGGTCAAAGTTTGCAGAGAAAAGTCAGGTATCAACAGGTGATGGGACAGCGGGGCCATACGCATTTACAGTAACAGGCGCGCCCTTTCTGCGATCTGACAATACGCCAATAGGAAGCAAGGGCAATACGATAAACTTTAGCATCACAGCAAATGTCACAACTGGCTTAGCAGAAACCCTTTACGATAATGGAGCGGGGGCATTTGTCAATGCAGTAGCGGGAACAATCAACTATGTCACAGGCGTTACAACGGTTACGTTTAATAATGTTGTTCCTGTCGGTGAGCCAATTTATTCTCAGATATCGTCTTATGTAGCAGGGAAACCTACAACAATATTGTTTTTCCAAGATAAGTTCACCCTGAGGCCTGTGCCTGATGGTGGCTATGTCATTAACCTTGAGGCATATATCGCCCCGACACAGCTCATTAACAACTCAGATTCTCCGGATTTATTGGAGTGGTGGCAGTTGCTTGCTTTCGGAGCCTCTCTAAAGGTATTTACTGACAATGGAGATTTTGACCAATACCAGGCATTTCGTCCTTATTATGAAGAGCAGCTATTGCTTATGCAGCGAAGGACGCTGAAACAATATGCTAATCAAAGAGCTGCGACAATCTACGAGTCACCGAACTTTCTAGGACAGTCAAATTGCTGGACAGGATATTAAGGAGCACACATGAGCTGGGTACAGGCAAATCCGCCAGGAACAACGTCCGTTGCTTCCACTAGGCCGCAATTTCAACAGAATAATTTGTATATAGAGCAAACATTACAAGTAGACCACTATTTTGATGATGCTACAGGGGCCAATGACGGTCACCATCAGTTTGTTCAATTGCCAGTACAGGGAGCGGATCCTGGCGTTGCAGGATCAATGGACGGTGTGTACTATCTTAAAAATACAGCCGTTGGGGGCAATCCTGCTCCATTCTTTCAGACAGCTACGCAGACTTTTTCTGTGCCAGTGGGGATTCTTGCCGGGAACTTTGTCTGCAACAACGGAAACACGGCCACATTTAACTTTACAGGGTATCCGGAAATGGTTGGCTGGGTGTATGCATATGATATTACAGCACCAAGAAGCGCCCTGGGTGCTAACTTTATGTGGAATGGTGCTATTTGCTACGTGAACCAACGCAACAATGACCACGGTCAGTGGGTTACAGATGGTACTGGCCAGATTGTGCAATTTGTTGACTTAGCATCAGCATTTCTTGGTGTTAAGATCAATGGTGCTGCCGTGACTATGAATATAAGTTTCTCTGGAATACTTACATGAGTTATCTGCCTACTCTGATTCCTGGGTTTGAGTCTGGCTTGATTCAAAGTCTTGATGATACTCTCATTCCGAATGACGCGTGTGCTTCTCTTGTCAATGCCTATGTCTGGAGGAAACGACTTCTAAAAAAGGGTGGTTACTATTTATTTGGAAGGCTTGGTAGACGCCAAGATGATGTAGCTGGTGCTGGCGGAACTCTTGATTATTCTCCAGTAGAACCCGGAAGTCTCTCCTACGTTGAGGGTGGAAATACCCACGTCGATACACCAACTAGCGCAACAGCCGGAACCATTGCTGGTGGCACAATAACATATGCTACCGGGGTATATGCGGGTCTTCCTTTTCCCGGTGTCATGTCATACAATGTTGAAACAGATCAATTCAGCCCCGCGATGGGAATTTTCGAGAGGGATGTTGATCCTATTAACCAAGAAGAGCTCATCGCCTTCGATAGGCTAATGGCATATACCTATGTCGGAACCCAGTTTGTTCATCTAAGGACCTATATAGGTGGCCTGAACGATGTAGAGTGGAACGGTAGCAGTTCTGATTTCTTTTCTGCCTCAAACTATTATGGCGCCCTTTGGACTACCAACCACGTTCCTGGGTTACACGGCTATGTGATAACTAACATATCGGTCGCAGCAGCAGCTGTAATAACGATAGGGGCTCATGGTTTTGTCAATGGTGATATTGTCCACATTGCTAGAGTCCTCGGCATGGTTGAGATCAACGGGCTTTCAGGAACTGTTACGGCGATAGCGGCTAATACAATTACGGTAAACATCAACTCTACCGCCTTTACTCCTTATGGTTCAGGTGGTTTTGCTCAGGCCCTAACCCATACCACGGCCGCATCAGGCGATGGGATACGGTGGTATGGCGGGACTGGGTGGGTTAACTTTGCTCCTCCGACGTCAAACGATGCAGCAGACCCTGCGGCTACAGAATATCTACAGGGCTGTCTGGAAATTGCGCCGTTTAAAGATCGACTGGTGTGTTTCAATACCTGGGAGGGACCTACGTATGCAGGAAGACGGAACTATCATAATCGAATTAGGTGGTCCGCGTCTCTTTCTACTCCCTATTACGCAAATATATTTCCTGCAGGATATTCTTATTCACCGGGCGTGTGGTATCAAGAGCCAGGAGCTGGCGGATATTTAGATGCTCCGACAGAAGAGAGAATTATAGGCGTAGAGTATCTAAAAGATTACATCTTGGTGCTCTTCGAGAGGTCGTCATATATTCTTGTCTATACTGGGAACAGGAACCTTCCGTTTGTGTTTCAGAAGTTAAACTCTGAGTTTGGTAGCGAATCAACCCACTCTCTTGTTGCGTTTGATAACCGGGTCCTTTCTGTCGGAAACCGAGGGGTCTACCAGATTTCTACATCTGGAGCGGGAAGAATTGATGAGGTGATCCCAGATGTTGCCTTCGAGATGCAAAATACCAATGACGGTGTAAAGAGGATACACGGAATACGTGACTTCTTCTCAGAGGCCGTGTTCTGGTCATACAGAAGCATAGATACTATTTCCAAGGAAACATTCCCGAACCGCATCTTAATGTATAACTACGAAAACGAAACCTGGGCCATCTTCAAAAACTCATTCACTTGTTTTGGTTCTCACATTAGAGAAATCGACGTCATTTGGGACGATGTTGAAGAGATATGGGATTCCTACGATGTCATTTGGGACGATGCCCGTGCGCAGTCAAACAACCCAACAACACTAGCAGGAAATCAGCAGGGCTATGTCTTTGGGCTAGACCTGATTGGGGAAAATGCTATAAACGGGAACACCACCTCTCTTACTATTGAAGGCTTTACAATCGGCGTAAATCCTTCGGTTTTCACCTGTATAAATCACAACCTAGAACCAGATGATATTGTAGTTTTAACCGCCCTCACCGGCACGGCCGAGATTCTTGTACTGAATAATGAAATCTTCAGAGTAAGCACCATCAGCTACGCCACCAATACCTTTACCCTGGTTGATGAGAACAACACAGCTCTCGAATTCACCGCAGGCCAGGTATATTACGGCGCAGGGAAAGTGACTGTACTGGATAATTTTGAGATTGTAACCGGTTCATTTAATCCTTTTACAGATGCCGACAGGGATGTTAGGTTTGGAAGAGCCGACCTTTTGTTGGGTTCTGATGATACGTATAGAATGCGTGTCGAAGCATACGTAGATAAAGAGCCCTGGAGAACGGGAGATCCGTCAAACAGTGAAGAGATTGATGTTGTTTCTGGGACAGAGACTAAAAAATGGTATACAACATATCCTCAGACGTTTGGTAAAATGGTTCAGTTAAGGCTGTTATTTTCAGATGAGTTTATGTTTGAGAAAAGCGGGACCGAGCCTCTGGCTAGGACAGGCGTAGACATAGCTATGTTTCGTCTTTGGTTCTCAAAACAATAAGGAAAGAACATGGTGCTTTTAGGCGGGGTCACGTCTCTCGAGAGAGAGTTTATGTCGTTTTTAGAGGATAGGGGAGAAACATACTTCTCATTGATACGCAAATATAACGTGACGCCCATCCAGAACATTCACCATATCTCCACCTCACGAGAAAGGTTTTTAATCGGTGAAGAAGACATGAAAAGACTGCTGAAGATGTGGAATTTTAGCAGTAGGGCTGGGCCATGAGCTCTTCGCCTCAGTCGGAAGCCCCATTTCTTCCCACAACAATATATCTCTCAGAAGATGTTGATCTGCAATATATCTTAGAAAAGGAACATATTGACGTTGCTAACTGCGTAAACTCTAGAGAGATAGCGTTTTATGACCTGGTTGAAAACCAAACTGGACAGCAGTGGTTTCTTGATGGCTCTCCACTAAAGAAGAGACTTGGATATCGCAAATGTTTTCAGGCGACCACAGTCGGAGCTGTAACAACCATTGCTCATGGCATTACAGATATTGCAGAGTGCCGCATTACTCACATGTATGGGACCTTTCAGGACACGCCCTTTACGACAGCCGTACCAATACCTCAAGGTGGCGCAGCTCCCGTCTCTCTATCCATAGGTGCTGCAAACATAACAATCAACGACTCTACACCGGCATTTGTTGGGTATATCGCATACATCACCATAGAGTTCGTGAGAGACCGCTAAGAAGTTTCTGAAGTTATTCTCCAATATGTCGAGCCCTTTTTCCTGTAGGAGTTTAGATCAATGGCTTTTAGGACTGGGATACGAGAGTAGTCTACTGCTCCCGCTCTTTCTATTTGTGAGACATGGATCCCATTCCCAAATGCACCGCCATCAGAAAGCCCAATTAGCTTTTCTCGGCACTCATGCTCCTCGTCTGCTAAGATTTTCTTCTTTTGCTGTATTTCTTTCCAATACCCAGTGTACTCGTTCCATTTACTATCGGTTTTTAGCTTGTGGGCCTCTGGTGACACCTTGTTGACCATACAAGAATAAAAGGCCTTTTCCTGTTCGATGATGTTATCTATAAGGTTTTGGTCACGCTCACACGGAATCGATACGCCAGATTCACCATCAAAGCTGTAGTATATGATCGAATCTAGACCGGCAACCGCCATCTGATGCTGCATTTGGATTTGATAGTGCTCTGCTATCTCTCCTCTCATTGCCAGCTGATGAGAGGTGTTTCCAGGACATTTGATTTCAGCAACGACCTTCCCGTCTTTGGACATTCCATCAAGACTGGCAACCATAAAGTCGTATTCTTTATGTGTTAGGATTGCGGGTTCAAGCTCTATTTCAAGTTCTGTTTCAAGCTCTGCCCTAGCAATTGGCTCTAATCTCTTGCCACGTCGCATTGCGTCAGTTTCGAATGTATGTATGTCATTACTGAGTTTTTCTTTCCACAGCTGAGCAGCTGTTTTCCATGGGGATTTTCCCATGATGATTGGTGCGTCGCTGGCTCCTATTTTGGATTTTCTCCACTGTAGCCACGCGTCTGTATTTTGCTCTAGGTTTTTCATTGGTATCTCCTTGGTTAAAGACATGTACTATTTTACTCCTTTATCGTTGCTTTTGGGAAGTAAAAAGTCTTCAACCATGCTGCATAGCTGCAGCCCCACATCGACATCTAAATATGCATGCATAGACAGACATAGAAGTAGGGATGCAAATATGCTGTAAATCAGGACTCTAACTCCTGATATACATGCTTTTACGGCTGTCTGAATTCTGGCACCCTGTTATTCTTTAGAACAGTGCTGTCATGTGAGGCGACAGCTTTTTTGTGCTCGTCGTACACGATTGCGTTCTCTTTACCGCCAGTTTTTAGGTATCCTGCATTTGTGATGGTGGAGTCCCCGGTTTTTTTGCCGATGCTGCCTTGACCGCTGTAAGGGCCCATTTTCTTGTTCATAGCCATAATATTTCTCCTATTGATAGCTAGGTTTCTAAATCTTTTTATAGCCCGTCAAAGCCATTTTCTTCAACTTGCCCGAATTCTTCAGCTTGATCGAGTCCCGCGGCCAGTTTTCCTTGGGCCGGGAGGACACTTTTCCTAGAGGATACTTTTTCTTCGGACTCTTTATTTTGATCCTCCTGAAGCATCTTGATGATGCTAATTGATTTCATGAGTTGATTCAGATCCATCTCAGATAGCTCTTTTGCTGCTTTTACCCTAGAGAGGGTTGCAGCATCTCTATCTGACTGAGCATTCGCTATACGCTCTAAACTCAACGCCTCATCTAGTTGTATCTTATTCATTCTTTCTGCTGCTAAGGCATTGTCGGAGTTGGCTTTAGCAAGGAGCGTTTCTGACAGCACCTGCTGGGACTGCATCTGCTGCTGCTCTTGCATCTGTTGCTGTTCTGCTGCTTGCTCGTTCTGTGCTTCAAGAGCATCTGTTAAGTCTTTCTTGTTTTGAAGGGTTGCAGCGGCGATTATCACGCTGTCAGGAATACTTAAGCCGCTCTCCTTAAGATACATAAGCTGAGTAAACTGCATCTGTCGCTGTGTTGTAGTAAGAACACCCTCTTCAATCTGACAGTCATACTTACCAAAAGCTTTGTCGGCAAATCTCGGGCTCGGCTCTTCACCAAGAATTCTCTTAATCTTTCCTGGAGAAAAGTTTGCTTGAATAAAACCTATGATCAGCTTTCCGAGCTGCTTACAAGACAGATCTAGCTGGTCGAACAGCGTCTGAAGAGTGGTAAGCCCGGCGCCTTGACGCAACAT